CTATGACTATTTTAATCAATCAGAAATTAATTAAAACATCCGAAAATCCAGGGATAAAAACATTTAAAGTTCAATTACCGGAGCAGATTTTGATAGATATGAATCAAAAATTACCAAAAAAAACAAACACATTAAATACATGGACACGACCATATTTTAATGATGATATATTCAAAAAAACTTTTAAACAATAAAAAAAAATCCTTCTGCAGCTTTTATTATTCCGGACTTATAGGACCCGGCACATTATATTAATATAAAATTGTGGTGGCATTACTTTTTTTTTGTGTTTCTTTTTATTTCAAATCTTTTATAGTAATATATTTTATAGTTTATAAAATTACATCTTACATTACATTATTAATCTCTTCTTCAGTAAATGTATGTTTTAACTCAACATTATCGATAGCATTTAAATCCCAAATACAACCCGATGCGACATCCCAAGTAGTATACCAAAACCATACTTTCACGTTACCTGCAGTCTCACCATTTAATCCATATTTACTTTTTTTCTGAAAAGGACATATCTCAATCCCTACAAAGTCTTTCTTTACCTGTTTCCAATTTATTCCACGATATTTTTGAATACCTCCACCTCTACCTACACTATATTTTTTATCAACACCATATTTTTTATCAAATGCTTTCATTTCATCTTTTTTAGTAATTTGTAACACTTTTCCTTTTTTGATATCTGATAAATTTTTTGTTAAGATAGATCGTTTCAATTTGACAGAATAAAGATATTTATATGACTCAGCACGTATTCCTGAATAATACCATTCAGAGCCACACGCATACCAAAATCCACGAGGTTTCATAGAATCAGTCCCGATAAATTTGTAGTTTTTATCGAATTTCATTTTTTGTTCAGTGATTTTATTTCGTTTTGGGAAAAGCATTATATTATATAATGTTTTATATAATTATATTATAATATAACTTTATTAATGCTTTATATAATATAAATATAATATAACTTTATTAATGAATTTAATTGTACCTTTATATAAATAAATATAAATTTAACAATAAAAATAAAAAAAATGATTAAATTTATAATTTAAGTTTTAGAAATAAGATTATTAACACTTATAATTTGAAATTATGGCATATGTTTTAATTTCTAAATTACCAAAAGAGTTAGTATTATATATTTCAGAACATGACAATCCAAGAAAAGAACATCAACAAAAATTAAGTAAATGTTTTGATATAATACATAATGTATCAAAATATAAGGCCTATCTTAATTTTACAGATGATCAAATAGTATTTGATTCTTTAACAATATGGGGTGTGATAGATATAATAATATCTAATACATTACTGACAGAAGAATTATTTAGTACTTCAATAAAATCACCTAAGATACTAAGATCTGAAAAAAAGAGAGATTATAATTTAGAATATATTATAGAAGTTCTAAGTTTAATAGGTGGATTTCATAATTTAGATAATATTGCATCAAAAATATCACCTGAACTGAAAGATCATATTTATAAAATAGAATTCGTCAAAAAAGATAAAAATAATAATCAAGCTTTTATTAGATAAAACTAAAATCAAAAAACAAAAAAACAAAAACCCAAAAAGTAAAAAAAAAACAAAAAAAATAAGTAATGCTACCATCGTATATTAAGTTATATACATTTGCCGGGTCCCAAGTCCGAAATTATAAAACTGCAGAGGGGTATTTTTTATGTATAATTTTGATTACAAAATCCCCAGCAAATTATACTAATTCTGCCTTTTGACTCATTTAATTTAGGAGGAACACCATGACGCCAAGTTGTATTTACTTTTTTTCCAAAACCATAACACATACTATTATGCAATACAAATTCAGTTGTTGTACCAGATTTGGCATGTTGAAATGCAATACTTCGTTCTGCTCCAAATGAAACACCGATTGTAATATTTTGGTGTTTAGCTTTTGCAGGATCAATTCCAGCAGCATCAAAGTGATAAGGTTTCCATTCGTTTCCTTTTTCATATAAATTAAAACGAGTTGCATGAATATCCATATTAAAATAATTTGCAATTCTATCAATTACTTTGTTAAATAATATACTCTTATCTTTACATTTTGAACGATCATTCATTATCCAATGAGTTCCGTCTAAAGTATTGTTGCCATGCCATGCACAAAAATCATCATAAGTCATTTCATTCATTAATTCATCATATGCTGTATTTATATTATCAAATATATTTAGAAATAAAGCAGGTATAAGTATAACATCATTCTCTTTTATTGGATATGGATATTTAGGCCAAATACCATAACCAACTTGGACTCGTAAATCACAAGGATTATAATCAGGTTGAAAACAAATTGTATTACGTTTTTTTCGTTCCTCGAATGTATTTGCTGGTGGTAAATTTTTTAAAGCAGATGTATCTTTTTTTATAATTTTATTCATTTATAATTTAATTATTTTTTTATTTTATATCATACTTATTGTTTTTGTCTGTTGTCCTCTGGTATCAGAATATTATTCAAATTTTTAATTGTAGGAATTCTTAATCTGTATGTGTGCAAACAAAAATTAATATTAGAAAATTATATTTTTTAAAATTTATATATTTTATATTAGTAATGTTAAGCGTTATAATAAGCGTAGTATTATTCCTAATTATTTTCGGTATATTTTTTTCTGTTAAATTTGATACTAACACAGATGTTGATTTTAAAAAATCTACTCTTGCAATATCACAACAAGAAACAGAACCACCATCATCTGCTAATGCAAAATATCAAGAAATGAGATATGATTTCTTACGTTTTGCAGAATTCTTTTTATTACGTAAGAGACCTTATGGAATGCAAGATAACTTACCATGGAAGGATAGTGAAGAATACTATGGAAGTATAGGAAATATAAATAATTCTACTGTAGGAACTCAAACTAATTCCGTAAATAACTTTAATACATGTAAAAGAAGTTGTGAAAATGATACAAAATGCAATATGTGGGCTTATAATGGTGATAAAAAGCAATGTAATAGATATAATATTGGAAGTCTAACTGATTTTAGTATTACATCATCAGATGTTACACCTAATCAGATTGGATATATTTTCAATTCAAATGATTCATGGGCTGTAAAAGATTTATCTAATTTACCTAATCAAGAAGGATTATTTAAAGAAATTGCTGAAATGGTTATTAAATTAGAATCTAAAAATACAGAATTACAAAAAAGAGCTAGTTCTATTAAATCCAGTACAAATATTAAATATTGTTATGAAGAAGAACTAACTCAAGATACTTCTTCGTTAGATATAGAATATATACAAACAAAAGAACAATCTCTGAAATATTTAGAAAATGCAACTATGTTTTTTATAAACAGAGGATCAGCGGATTATGCGAATAAAGAAGAATATACACTGATATCTGCACGTATTCTCAAATATCTATTCGACTTTGAAGAAAATCAACTTAACGGTGAAGAAGATATTATCTTCCAAAAGCTAGAAAATGGTGATAAAAATGAATTGAAAAATTATGTTGATAAAATATTAAATGTTGATGACAAGGGTGTATTATTAACATGGGATATATATATTCATTTGAAATCATGGTTTGCAAGTAATCGTAATTCGGATGGATATATAACTATGACCGAATTAGATAAATATTTTGCAGAAACACCAGATACAGAGCAGTTAGAAAATGTAACCGGTTTTTCTTATGAAAAACCACAAACAGAGGTTTGTGGTGATGACATTACAGATAAAAGAAAAGCCTTTTTAAACTCGTTTGATTTCGATAATGATCAAAAACTTTCTTTAGAAGAAATGTTACACAAAATATTAAATGATCAATCAATTGGTACATTAAATTTTAGTGCAACGTATTGTTTTGATTAATTTATTCCATTCGTCAATAGAAGATAATAATTCACTAAAATCAATATTATTCATTGAGTCAAATTAATTATTAAGAATATACTCTTATATTGTTAATTATTAATAAGTCTAAAATTATTTATAATTTAGAAAAAATTAACCGAATGTAATTATCCATAAAACAATTTTTACAAAAAAAATATCCCTCTGCAGTTTTATAATTTCGGACTTGGGACCCGACATTTGTACATAACTGTATTATACTTATATGGTAGCATTATTTATTTTTTGTTTTTATTTATATGTTGTTTATTTGTTTTGTTTTGTTTTGTTTATGTGTTATGTGTTATATGTTATTTGTTTATGTGTTATTTGTTTAATTTTTATTTACTATACTAAGGCTGTATTTAATATAACGATTACGAATATATGGTTTAGAATTAAAACGAGATGATGTTATTTTAACAAATCTATTATAATTTCTATTTAAATTTGAATTATATTTATATGATTTTGTAAATTTTGGATAACCATATAAAGGTTTTAGTTTCGCATTATTTTTAGTATTTTGTATTTTCATATTATTAATAATAATATGAATACTTTTTAAAATTAATCTGATATTTATTTTATTGATATTTATTGACTTTTTTTTTTTATATTAATTTTTAAATCATTTTTTTAATACAATAAAAAATATGACTACAATAATTAACCTTTAAAAAAAATAATTTAAAACTAAACTTTTCCCTCTGCAGCTTTAGTATTCCGGACTTGGGACCTGGCACATTATAATATTTTTAATGTGGTGGCATTACTTTTTTTTGTTTTTTGTTTTTGTTTTTTAGTTTTTTTAGTTTTTTTAGTTTTTTAAGTTTTTTTAGTTTTTTTAGTTTTTTTTGTGTTTTTTTAGTTTTTGTTTTTTTTCTTTTTTGTTCTAATGACGACAGTATGTTGAGTATGTTGTTTCCTCTTCAATATACATATACCATGGAGCATTTTCATGCATATTAAATGATTTTGTACGAGAAAACATATGTTCCTGGTGCACATTCCAATCGTTTAAGAGGTTAATTGAATGATTCTGCAAGACCAAACATGTCTTCCATAGTTGTAACTTGAAATACATCCCAATTGTCTAGAGGTTGATTAAAAGATTTTGCTTCAATTTTGAAGGGTTGATATCATCATTTTGAAATCTTGTAATGAATATATAGGTATGTTTAAAGATTTTGCATTTGTAATTTTAGTAGAAATTTTATTTTTATCTTTCGTAACAACTGCAAATGTTTTAGAGGATACACTTGATCCAATTTTACCACCTAATTTTTGAATTAAATCTTTAATTTCTTTATCTTCTCCTCCAGTAAATACTATTGATTTACCGGATAATATACCATTTTCATTTATATTTGTATTTGTAAAATTTATATTTCTATCAATATTAATATTTAATTCATTTGCAAATAATATAAATTTATCAATACCTTCTGCAAATTGTGTTGCAGTTTTATTAGAAAAGCCAGGTACTTTAATTATTAAATTGATATATTCATCTTCACTAAGATTTTGTAAAAGTATATCTGGATATATTTTTAGTATTTCATTTATTTTTCTTTCTCCAATACCTCTACCAAAAATAGCAGATAATCCCATTAATTTAGCTAAAGATGTAGATTTAAATCCGTCTTTTTTAACATTATTTAGACTATTAAATATTTTTGAAGCACTTTTTTCTTTAAAAGTGTCGATATTTAATATATCGTCATAAGTCATATTAATTATTTGTGGTATTGTTTTGAATCCAGCATTTGCAAATTTTTTTAAAGTTCCAGCTTTTAAACCATCAATATTTAATCCACTGAAGAATGCTAATGCAAGTTTTGCACGTGTATCATCATTTTCACCAACATATATATCAACATTTGTTGATGTCCATTCATAATCCATATCAGGCATATCCGGTTTATTTGCAGGTGTAATTACTTTTTCTATATATGGAATTACATCTCCGCGTCTAACAATTTCAATTACAGATCCTTTGCCGATCATATTTGATTTGATAAATTTGGCATTTTGACCAGAAATATTTTTAATAGTAACTCCACCAATATTTACAGGCTTAACTTGTACTACCGGTTTTAGTAAACCATGTTTGGAAGCATTCCAATTGATATTTACAACTTCTGAAATAGCAGATTGATCTGCTAATATCATTTTAAAAGCAACTGAATGTTTAGGGTTATCTTTTGTTCTGGGAACAATCTCATTGTTGGTAATAATAATTCCGTCAATCATATATTCCGAAGATTTTCTCCAATCTATTAATAATTCGGATGCGTAATCTAAAGTAACATTTTTGAGAATGTTATAACGAACTGTTGGAAATCCGAACGTATTATCAGATGTAGATAATTGTAATGATGGAATCAAATTAGGTTGAATAAGTTCATAAACAACAAAATCTACATATTTCATATAATTTTGTTTAATTGTATTTGAGTTTACTAAACCACTTACAAAGTTTCTTGCATTAGAAGTATCTGAAGATAAATGTTCATCAAAAACTTTTTTTTTAATTATTAATTCTCCGCGTAAGACAATTTCATTTTCAAGTTGAGTATTATCAAACTCATTTATGTTTTTGATGTGAGGAATTAATTTAGAAATATTTTGACCAATTTCTCCATTTCCTCTAGAATATAATGTTTTGTTTGTAGATGATATAACTAATAATGCAGATACTCCATCTAATTTCTCGGAAATTACAAAAGGACCTTTATATTTTAATAACCATTTAGAAAGAGTTTCTTTTTTAACTTTATTCATCGAAGGCATATAGAAAGGTAATTGTACTTTTTTTGCTCCTTTAACTGGAGCACCTATTTCTTTTAAAACTGGATGATCTGGAAGAATATTTTCTAAATGATCTCTTAAAATATCAAATTCATCATCTTTCAT